CATGTCGTCACCGACACCGCCAACGTCTCCTTCGCCAACAGCATCGGCGCCACGCGAGCGGTGGACGACAACACGACATGGCTGGCGACCACCGAATTCGTCACGCGCGCCGGAGGAGCGTTTCTGAAGTTATCCGGCGGCACCATGTTCGGTCCGCTCCATACCACCAGCTACCTCGACTTCAACAATGGCGTGGCGCCGTCCAATACGCCGCAGGATCTGTCGCGCGGCATCGTTCTTTGGGGATCGACCTCGAGCGGCTACGGCTTCGCCATCACCAGCTCGACGCTGAACTACAACGTCGTCGGCGGCACCAGCTACCATGACTTCTACGCTGACAACACGTTGCTGTTCCGCATCCAGGGCGGCAACGCGGTCACCTCGTATCTGCCGATGTTCGTCAGGAACTTCCACCAGGTCAACGCCACGGCGGGAGTTGGTGCCACCCTCCTCCTCAACAATGGCGGCGGCAACAGCACGTCGGATATCCAGGGATATAACAGCGGCTCGTTGCGTTGGATCGTGCGTCTTGGCGGTGCCGCCAACGAGAGCGGCGGACCCACCGGAAATGCCGGGTCTGAGTTTTCCCTGTTCTCTTACCGAAATGACGGCGCGTTTCTCGGCGAGCCGTTCTACATCACGCGCACGACGACCGGCGGCGATGGGACGTTCACCGGCAACCTCTATGTCAACAATGATCCGGTTCAGCCAACCGGCGCGGTGACGCTGCGCTACCTCCAGACGAACTATCTGACGACGGCGCAGGGCGATCTGCGGTGGATAAACGCCAACGGCGACACGATGACCGGCCAGCTCAACATCGCCAATAACAGCGCCAGCCTTGTCTTCAAGGACACGGGCGGCGGCGATGTCCGTTTCATCATCGGCGCGGACGATCATTTCGGCCTGTACAGCACGAACGCGGCCGGAGCATCCGCCGTCACCGTGTGGGACTTCTATGTTCGTCAGGACGCGCCCAGTCAGACCTTCTCGCTGGAAACCTACTTCCAGCGGTTCACGCACCACAATGGTGGTTTGTCCTGGGCGGGCGGGGATTTCCGTCAGGGATCGATTTACACCGACGGGAACTGGGGCGGGTTGTTCAGAGGTTATGCGGGTGTCAGCGCCGATCTCGCATTCGCCGACCGGGACGGCAATATCAACTTCCGCATACGTCAGAACCTGATTGAACTATGGGCACCGACCACCTTCGGCTCAACCATCACCGCCAATGCTCTCGTGACAATGACCAACGGTCTCAGCGTCATCAGCGGAACGACTCAGGTCAAGGCTTTTCGATTCAGTGAACAAAGCCCAGGCCCATTGAGTGGTGGCGGTTATGGCGCGCTGACATGGAACACGGACGGCGGCGGCGATGTCGCGTTCGTCAACGGCTGCAACTGGGCATCCGCCGGGTTCAGTTGGTATCAGGTGCTCAGCCCAAGCGGCTGGCAACGCATCATGTATCTCAATGCCAACGGCAACCTTTATCTGGCGGGATGCGGCGTCAGTTACGTGATTGGCGGTGCCGCCAGCAATGTAATGGGCTTCAACTGGTCAGGCTCGCGCGTCAACGCCTACGTGGACAACAACCTCATCGGCGCGCTCGCCACGACGGGCGATCTTGGTTCCTACCTCGCGCTTTCCGGTGGCGTAATGACCGGAGCCATCCAATTCAATAACAGCGGCATGGTGAATTCGATAAGCCAGGGACCAGATGGCGTCGGTCCGGTCAACAACAATATCAAAATATCGTCGTGGTGGGGTGTCGGGTTCCATAATCAGGTCGGCGCTGGCACCATCCCCGCCGGACAGGCTGGCGTATATTTTGATTGCCGAAATGGTGTCGGATACTTCACCGGGCTTAATGTTTCCGGCGACACCGCCACGCACAACATCTATCATGACGGCAACGTCGGTATCATGTATCGCGGCGTCGGCGGCGCTGATTGGTTCGCCTTCAAATGGGATGGTACCAATTCACATATAATCGTGAACGGGTGGGACTCAGGCAACGTCGCGGTCCAGAGCTGGGTGACCGCCAACTTCGCGCCAGCGGGTGTCGGTGGCGCTTATGTCGCCAAAACCGGCGATATCATGAGCGGCGGGCTGCAGATCAACTACACGCCGACCGATACGTGGGCGCAACTTTGGATCAGGCCTCAGGCTGGTAACGCGGGCACCGGCACGATCCGGTTCAGCGGCACGTTCGGTGTCGGCGTGCCAGACACCGGGCCACGCTACATATCCTCGATCCGTTCCGGCCTGACCGGGGGATGGGCCACGGAATATCTCGACATATGGATCAACAACGGCGGGACGAACGACAGCAGTCAGGACGCCAATCAGGTAAGATCGACCCGGTTCACGCGCGGTGGCGTGGACGTGAACGGTTACGCCTGGGCAACGGGCAACGTGGGGGCAAACGCGCTGGTCACCATGAGTGGCCAGGTCATCATGGTGAACAACCCGGCCTATTATTTCGAGCGCCGCAACAGCGATGGGTGGTGGCGATTTGTCGAGGGTAACACTCCAATATTTTATGTCGATAACGTCGGCAACGCGACCATTACCGGCACCGCCACCGTCAACGGTGCCGCCACCATTGCCGGAGCCGCCACGTTCAACGGTCAGACATATTTCAAAGGCATCAATCCTCAGATCAACATTGATGGACCGGCCAACACTTATCGCACGATCCAGTGGTATTCGGCGGGCGCATACCGCTGGAACATCCAGGCGGAAGCGTCGAACGAGACGGGTGGCGATGTCGGCTCCGATCTGATCTTCACGCGATGGACCGATACCCAGGCACCGGGGGCTATCCTCCGTTTCCAACGCTCGACGGGTCGGCTGCTGATGCAGGGCGGTCCCAACGGCGACACGATCCAGATGACCACGCCGCAGACCCAACCGGCACGCTATGTCTCCACCGTCGCCAACATCCACACCTGGAGCGCGGGCACCTTCGTCGATGGCAGCTACACCATCGGAGACGAGACCAGATCGGTGTTCGTCCTTGCCATGAGCGGCACGAACGGCAACGCGGTATTCAGCAACCGGCTGCAGGTGAACGGCCAACTCGCGGTGCCCAACAGTGGCCTGACCTTTGGTCAGCGCACGACGGCTGGTGACAACCCTCTCGATCTCACGCAACACATTCAACTATGGGAACCCAACTACGGCTTCAGCGTCACGAGCGGCACGCTGAACGTTGTCGCTGGGGGCAAGATAGATATGTATCCCAACGGCACGGTGGTCAGCAGTTGGCAGGATGGGGGCCTGTTTCTCCAGAAAGGGGACATCACGCTGTTTCGTGATCCCAGCGCCAACATGCACGCGGTGACCCGGCAATGGGCGCAGGCCAACTTCGCGCCAGTGGTGACCGGCGGCTACGTCGCGAAAAGTGGCGACAACATGACCGGGGCCTTGGGCGTGGTGAACACGTTCTCGGTCACCGGAGCCGCCAACGTCGCGGCGACCATCTGGCTGAACCCGGCGAACGGCAAAGAGGCGCAGATCATCTCAAGCAGGCCCGCGCCTGCCGGAATACGCTGGCACATACAAATGGGCGACGGCCAGAACACGGATAATTTCCTGATCCACCGCTACGATGACACGGGCCATTACATCGATGCGCCATTGACCATCAATCGCGCGACCTCCGCCCTGACCATGCCTGGTGTGGTGACGGCCGGAGCCTTCAGTACCAACGGCACTCTGACCGCCAATAGCGGAGCAACCGTTGGTGGACTGTATTCAACCGCTGGCATGACCGCCGCTGGTCGAATGCAGTCCAATGACATAATGAACATCTCGGGAGCGTTTTTTATCGGGAACAACACCGACTATTACCTGGCGCGCGGCGGCGATGGAGCCTGGCGGTTCGTCGAGAATACCGTCACCAACCTCACCATCGATGCCGCTGGCGGTCTGACTCCACGCGGGAACATCACCTGTAACAACGGCTCGATCTATTCAAACACCCTGGTACGATCGGACGGGAATATCGACTGCCAGGCCACGGGCATCAGATACCTCAACCTCGCCACCAATCACGGCTTCAACTTCCGCTGGGATAACACGAACATCCTTGGCCGGGTGGACAACGCGGTCGAGTTTCAACTCTCCAATCAATCCGACGAGAGATTAAAAGCCGACATCGCGCCATCCACCTTCGATTGCCTCGCCGCCGTGCTGGCGACACCTTTGTTTCAGTTTCGTTGGAAAGACGGCACCGTGCCGGGTCAGGCGCTTCTGGCGACGGCTGAGCCGAGGGAAGACGCGCCGCTGGTGCCGATCGGCTTCGTCGCCCAGCGTCAGCACGCGGTGTTTCCCGAAAGCGTCTACGCGGGCAGTGAGATCGGCGAAAGCCCCCAGAACGCCACGCGGGTCTGGTCGATGGATCACAACACGCTGTGCGCCACGCTGTTCGGCGCGATAAAGCAACTCGTTGAAACGAACGCGGCGCTAGTCGCGCGCGTCGAAACACTGGAAAGAAGGACGCTTCACTGATGCCAGCCCTGATCATTCCGAACAGCACGACCTTCGGCCAGATGACGAATTCCGTCGTCAGCCGACTGGCGGGGCTGAACACCACCGTGGTGCGCCTCAACGAGGCCGTGACGACCGCCTCGACGGGCTTCACGGGAACGGCGGGGACGGAGTTCGAAGCGCCCTCGGGCGGCATGGGGATGCCCTATCCATCGGGTAATAATTTCGGCGTGCAACCGGATGGCACGACCCCCGGCGCGAACGGCACCGCTTACGCCGACGCGGTGACCGCGCTGGCCACGCAATGGGCGGCGTTCTGGACCCTGGCGGCGCCGATCATAAAGTCACTCGACAATGGTCAGGCGGCGATGTGAAGGAGAGACGAGCATGAGCGGAATCACCGCGCCACCGGCACCGAACGCCAATCCCGATTGCCCGAATCTGCCCGACTACACGCTCTGCCGCGTCACGCGCTCGGCCTCGATTCAACAGCCGGTCATCACCTGGGAGCCGATCTACGACGGCACCGGAGCGATGACGAATTCCGATCCGAACACGCATATCTCCACCTTCACATGCGCGACGTGCTTGCAGGTGTGGGAGACCTCGGCGGTCGCGGGGCAAACGGCATCGCTTCGCAAGCTGCCGAACAAGAGCGCGTGATCAAAATGACCGAGAAGGCGCGATCAGATGTCCGGCACCGGCATTCTTCTGCACGCGCTGTTGACGGAAGACGATCTGGTGCTGACCACCGAGGACGGCATCACGCCCCTCGAGGACGAATGGTACTTTGAGTTCTTCGGACCCGACATGCGCTTTCTCGTCGTCGAGTTGGATGTCTACAAACCGGGGGCCGGAGCGCCGGTCACGATCGCCGAGGGACGGCTAAGCCATCCGCACCTGGCGTTGGCGGAACAGGAAGACCACCTGGAAACCAGCGCCCAGATCGTCGCATCCGACCTCGGCTACCGCAGCATGTCGACTGATCCTGGCGGCATCGTGGCCTATCCGCCGGTCCTCGACCAGGCATTCCAGGTTGACAACAAACTCAACCTGGACCCGGCGAATTCCGCCGTGGCGGCGACCTGGGGCACGATCTCGTTGTCGAACGCCGACAATCAGTTCGACACGTTGACCGCGACCTATAATTCGGATGGCCGCGACGTGAAGATCAAGACTGGTGAAAAGCTGTTCGACCGGACCCGACAGTATCACACGGACCCTAATTACGGCGCGCTGCAGACGCTCTGGGCTGGCGTGGCGACGCCGTGGTTCCTCTCCGACGTGGCGCTTACCGTGCCGATCCGGGACGCCACATACTGGCTGGAGCAGCTTTATCAGGCGACCGTTTACGGCGGCACCGGCAGTTACGATGGAACGCAGACGCTAACCGGGAAGCCTAAGCCGAGGACACGGGGTGGCACGACCGCCGATCCGGTCCGCAACATCACGCCGACGCTGGTCGATCCACTCAACCGCATCTATCAATACTCGGACGGCCCCGGCACGGTGGTCACCCTCTACGAAGGCGCCGCCGCGGTCTTCGTCTACAACGGCGACACCACCAATCTCTATTCCGGCTCGGTGCCAACCGGACGCTACCGGACCGATAATTCGCGCGGGCTTTTCCAGTTGGGCGCGAACTCGGTGCATACGATCACCGCTGATGTCACCGGCCAGTTCCCGATCGCGGGATCGATCACCACCTTCGCCAATCTCGCGCGCTACATCCTCACCGAGGACATGGAGCTGCCGCCGTCGCTGATCGACACCGCCTCGTTCGCCGCGGTCGATACCGCGTATCCCTACATCGCGGGCGGCTACTACGACAGCAATGGCGGACTGACCGGTGTCGATGTCGTCAACCATGTCGTCTCGGGACCGGGCTGCAAGCTGATCGCCAAACGCAACGGGAAACTCGGCCTGTTCATGCTGCGCGCTCTGCCCGCCACGGCTGTCCCCGTCGCCACCTACGATTTATCGAACATCGTCACCATCACGCCGGTCGCGCTGCCTTCCACGCTCGATCCGCCGCCCTACCGCATCCGCTCCGAGTTCCAGCACAACTTCACGCTTCAGACCTCGGACCTGAATGGCGCCTCGGCGACGACGCAACAACAGCAGTTCGTTGGCATGACCGGCAGCTTCGCCACATGGTCCTCCACCGCCGTCCTGACCGCCTTCCGCAGGCCGAACGATCCGCCGCCGATCACGGGGTTGTTACTCCGCATCGAGGGCGCGCAAGCCGTGGTCAACGACCTGGGGCTGCTCTGGGGCGTGCGCCGGAGACTGTATGACGTGACCGTCCCGGCCTTCGACAACCTCGACCGCGACATCGGCGACGTGGTCTCGCTCAGATACCCGATGGACGATCTGAAGGCGGGCCGTCTTGGTCAGATCGTTGGCTATTCGTTCCGCTCGCCCGACGCCGCGACGACAATGAGGGTGTTGGTCTGATGGGCAACTCGGTTCTCGGCATCGCCAATCTGGTGAAGACCTCCGGCCTCACCGCGGGGTCATCGGCGGTCAACATGCCACCGACGAATTTACAGACTGACAGCGGCGCGCCGTCGATGGCGTGGCAGACCAGTGGTGGCGTGCTCAGACCATCGGACGGCGCGTGGATCATAATCCGGCCGACGACGCGGCAGTCGTGGCGGATGTTCGGCATCTTCCGCACCAACCTGACGACCGGCGCGTCGGTCCGCTTCTTGCTTTACCTCAACCCCTCGACGTTGGTCTGGGACAGCTATGTCAACGGGCCGTTGCCGGGTTACGGCCAGGCGGTCGCGGTGGCGCCCTCCGACATCGCCGCGGACTATGCTGCCGTCGAGATCACCGATACGAGCAATCCCGATGGCTTCATCAATGTTCCATTGTGTTACGCGGGACCAGCGTGGATCCCGGCGATCGGTCACACCTGGCAGACGACGTTTGGTCGCGACAGCGTGGTCGACGAGATGCAGTCGCGCGGCGGTCAGGAATATCCGACGTACCGCTATCAGCAGCGCAGATGGGAAATCGCCTTCGACAGCCTGTCGGGCGCCGAGGTGTGGCAGAGCGCCGAGGAACTGGATCGGTTGTCGCGGTATGGAGGCAACATTCTGTTCGTTCCCGATCTCGCCTCGGGAACGCTGGCGAGCGAGGCGGTATTCGGGCGCGTGACCGTGACCGGCGATGTGTCCTACATCGCGGGCGTGGCGAACCTCCATGCGTGGAAATTCCGCTGTAAGGAGCGCCTCTGATGCTTGGCAACCTCATCCTCGAGACGACCAACGCGCCAGGCAACGCGGCGGATTGTCTGCTGCTCGGTCCCGCCGCCGGTCGCCTGCCGTTCTCGTTCTGGTTCGCATCGGGCGCGCAATGTTTCTATGTCCTCAACGATGGCACGCAGCAGGAATGGGGCATCGGCACTTTCACCGCCGGATCGCCGAACAAGCTGACGCGCACCACGGTTATCAAGAACTCGGCGGGATCGACGGCGCGGCTGAATTTCCTGGGGTCCACGCGGGTTTACAACGATATCCCGGCGGAACGAAGCCTGTGGGTCGATAACGGCGGCAATGTGAATTTTCCCTCCGCCATCGTGGCTACCGGTCTCTCCCTCTTCAACTCCGGTGGGCCGGCGATGTCGATGAGCGACACCGACGCGCCCCTCGATCAGAAAATCTTCGACTTCACCAGCAACAGTGGGCAGTTATGGGGTCGCGCCGTCAACGATGCCTATAACGCCGCGAACAATTGGCTGAGCGTCACGCGCAGCGGCTACGTGGTCGGCACCATCACGTTGGCGGGGACGGCGATCAATCTGAACGGCACGGTCAACACTGGCGTTCTTAATGCCGGTAGTGTGATGACTTGCCATAACTCGCTCTCGATCACCGCGGACACGG